TACAAAAGATACGTGATGACTTTGCTCAAAAACAAAAAGAGAAAGAAGCTCAAACAGAGTTAGAAAAAATAGAGTTAGAAGAACAGAAAGCAATTGCAGAATTAGATAAGTTAAAAGCAACTAAAGAGCAAAGATTAGAAGTTGAAAAATATTACGCAGGTTTAAAATCAGACCTTGATGAAAAAAATGCTAAAAAAGAAGAAGAATTAGCAGAACAAGTATCACAAGCAAAGTTAGGCATTGCAAAACGAGGTTTAGGACTTATTGGCGAAATTGCAGGTAAAGGTAGTAAAGTAGGTAAAGCAGTAGCGTTAGCACAAGCAACAATAAGTGGTATTGAGGGTGTTCAAAATGCTTTTAAAACTGCACAAGATAGTCCAATAACAACAGTATTTCCTGCATATCCGTTTATACAGGCAGGATTAGCAGGAGCGTTTAGTGCAATACAAATAGCAAAGATTAAAAGTACAGATGCAAGTGGTAAATCTACACCAAGCGTAGCAAGTGGAGGTGGTGCAGGAGGAGGTTCAACACCCCCTAGTTTTAATATAGTAGGTGCAACTGAGACTTCACAATTAGCAGAAGCAGTAGCAGGACAAGAACAGCAACCCGTACAAGCGTATGTAGTAGCAAATGATGTTACAACTGCACAAAGTTTACAAAACAATATCGTAGAGGGTGCAACACTATAAGTGCAAAAAGTAATAAGTAAATCGTTATATTGATATGAAAATAATAGAGTTAATTTTAGATGAAGATCAAAACAACTTTGTTGAAGCGATCTCAGTAGTAGAATATCCTGCAATTGAAAAAGACTTTGTTGCCCTTAAAAGTCAAGAGTTTAAATTCGCAGAGCAAGATACAGATAAAAAAATACTTGTAGGTCCTGTATTGATTCCAAATAAGCCTATTTTTCGCAAAAGTGGAGAAGATGAATATTACATATATTTTAGCAGAGAAACAGTCAGAAAAGCATCTCAATTGTATTTAAAACAAGGCAACCAACACAACTCCACACTAGAACACGATCGTAAAATAGAAGGTCTTACATTAGTTGAAAGTTGGATTGTTGATGACAAAGAGAATGACAAGTCAAATACTTTCGGAATGGATGTTCCACTTGGGACGTGGATGGGTAGTGTAAAAGTAGATAATGATGAAGTTTGGAATGATTATGTAAAAACCGGAAAAGTAAAAGGATTTAGCATAGAGGGTTATTTCGCTGATAAAATGGAAAGACCAAAAGACCAAACTTTAAAAGACTTTAGTACTGATGAACAGCTAGAAGAAGAAATGCTACAAGAATTGAATAGCGTAATGAAAGGAGTAGAGTTGGAGACTTATAATGACTATCCTCAAGCAGCAGTAAATAACGCAAAGAAAGCTATTAAGTATAAAGAAGAAAAAGGAACGTCTTGTGGAACGCAGGTGGGTTGGACAAGAGCAGGGCAGTTAAGCCGAAAAGAAAAAATCAGTCGCTCCACGATTGCAAGAATGGCTAGTTTTAAAAGACACCAACAGCATAAGGATGTACCTTATGATGAAGGATGTGGTGGACTTATGTGGGACGCTTGGGGTGGAACTGAAGGAATCGAATGGGCAATAAGAAAATTAGAGCAAATAGATAATGCCACTACCTAAGCCAAAACCAAACGAAAGTCAAAAGGATTTTATACAAAGATGTGTAGTAGATCCTAACATACAAAAAGAAGGTAAAACACCTGAGCAGAGATTAGGTATATGTTATTCGATTTATGAGAGCAAAGATAGTATCAGTTAAAATAGAAAGACCTAAGAGAAAGCGAAAAGGCATACACGCTAAAAGCAAAACAAGTAAACTGAAGTCTAGTAAAAATTACAAAAAAATAAACAGGGGGCAAGGATGAGAAAAAGGTACGATAAAACACCAAGCAGGACTAGTCCACGTAATTCTAGACGTGCTTGTTTATGTTCTGATGGAACGTATAGCACAAAATGTTGTGATGGATCGTTACAAGCACAAGGTATTGGTAGAATAACGAAAGAAGCAAATTATTTATTGCAAGAAGACAGGAGTTTTATATTACAAGAAGACAATTTTAAAATAAAGTTATAATGGCAGACAAAAAAATAACCGAATTAACAGAAGTAACGCAAGTATCTAATAGCGACATACTACCAATAGTTAATGAAGGAGTAACTAAGAAAATTACTGTTGCTGATTTAGTAGCTTATAACCAATTAGGTTGGAATAGATTTGACGATACAGTTTATACTTCGTCTAACAAATTAAGTTTAGCTGATGGGGTTAAAGTAACACTACCTAATAACGGAGGGAGTGTTGTAAATAGTGGGGATTATACTTTTTATGATACTGCAACTAATAAATTTTTAGGAGTTAATACCAATGATGCTTATATAGTAACTATTGTATTTAAGTCATCAGCATCAAACTCAAATAATACTCACTTAGAGTTTTCTTTAGAGGGTAGTGGGGATATAGAGAGAGTTAATCAATCTATGGCATATTACAAAGGAAACGATACAACACAAAATTTTCATAGTTTATTCCAATATTATACTGATGCAGATTTTGTTGCTAATGGAGTAACACCAAAAATAACTGCAGTAGGTGGTACTGCTTTGATTTGGGACATAATATTCTTTATTCAAAGAACGCAAAGATATATTTAAAACCTTAAACGCAAATAGTTTATAATTAATCGTTAAACCTTTAAACACTATTTTATGAGTAATACATCTGAAACCTTAAAAAAAGTCAAGTCAATACTTGGCTTAGAAGTCAAGATGGAGCAATTAAAATTAGAAAATGGGACTGTACTTGAAGCTGATAAATTTGAGGCAGGTCAAAATATTTTTATTGTTACTGAAGACGAGAAAGTTCCGTTACCCGTAGGAGAGTATGAACTCGAAGACAACCGAATTCTTGTCGTTGAAGAAGAAGGCGTAATTGCGTCTTTAGCTGAAGAAAGCGAAGAAGAAGAAGAAGTAGTTGAGGAAGAGTCTCCTGTGGAAGAAGAAGAACTTGCTTATGTTTCTAAAGAGGAATTTGCTGCAGCCATTGATGAAATCAAAGCTATGATTGAAGAAATGAAAGCAGGTGAATCTAAAGAAGAAATGAGCGAAGAAGTAGTAGAAGAAACTGAAGAAGTTGAAGAAACTACTGAAGCAGAGGAGTTGAAAGCAGAGTTATCAAAACCTGCAACAGAGCCTTTAAAACACAGTCCTGAGAAGACTGCTGAACAAAAAGAAATGGTACGATTCGCACAGAAACGACCAACATCAATGTTAGACAAAATATTCGAAAAACTAAACAACAACTAAAAATGAGTACAAAAGTAAACCTTTACGCAGGAAACGGATCAGTAGCAACTATTGATTCAACTTACGCAGGAGAATTTGCAGGTCAATATATTTCTGCTGCTTTATTAAGTGGTAAAACTCTTTCTGAGGGTGCTATCACTATTAAACCAAATGTTAAATTTAAAGAAGTAGTAAAGAAAGTTGCTTCAACTAACTTTATTGCTGATGCAGGATGTGATTTCTCTGCAACTGCTGATTCTTTGACTTTAACTGAAAGAATCCTTCAGCCTGAAGAATTCCAAGTAAACCTAGAGTTATGTAAAAAAGATTTCAGACAAGATTGGGAAGCTGTACAAATGGGGTATTCTGCATTTGACAACCTACCTAAAACTTTTTCTGATTTTATCTTAGGTCACGTTATTGCAAAAGTTGCTGAAAAAACTGAGCAAAACATTTGGGGTGGTGTAAACGCTAACGCAGGAGAATTTGACGGATTTACAGTTACTATGGCAGGGGATGCTACTGTAAATGTTGCTACTGCAGGTGCTGTATCTTACACTTCTGCTACTATTATTGGAGAATTATCTAATGTTGTAGATGCTATTCCAAGTGCAGTTTACGGAAAAGAAGACTTGACTATCTATGTTCCTACTGTTGCGTTACAAGCTTATGTACGTGCATTAGGTGGATTTGCTTCAGGTGGACAAGGAGCCGCAGGTTATGACAACAAAGGACAACAGTGGTACAATATGGGTAATGCACTTTCTTTTGAAGGTATTAAAATCCAACACGCTCCCGGTATGCCATCTAACCACATTGTTGCAGGAGAAGCTTCAAACTTGTTCTTCGGTACAGGATTGTTAAGCGACCACAACGAGGTTAAGTTGATTGATATGGCTAATATTGATGGTAGCCAAAATGTTCGTGTAGTAATGAGATTTACTGCAGGAGTACAGTACGGAATCGGATCTGATTTAGTATTACAGACTTTATAATAAATTAGTTTAATATAGAATAGGGGTAGGTTGGAATAGTCTTACCTACCCTTTTTCTTTGTAAAAAAAAATAATATGGCGTGTACATTAAACAAAGGGAGAACAGAGCCTTGTAAAGATAGCGTTGGTGGTATACAAGCAGTATACTTTATAGACTATGGTACTTTAGGTACTATTTCTTATACCGATCCTTTAACACAAGGTGAAATTACTGCATTTGCAGGTACTCCAACAGCTTTTAAATATATATTAAAAGGCACAAGTTCTTTAGAGCAAACAGTTACATCAAGTCGTGAAAATGGAACTACATTCTACGACCAAATTGTAAACCTATCATTTAAAAAACTTTCAGTAGAAAGTAATGAAGAACTAGCGTTAATTGCAGTAGCAAGACCTCACATTATTGTAGAAGATAACAACGGAAACTTTATGTTAGTAGGTAAAGAATTTGGTGCTGATGTTAATGGTGGTACAGTAGTAACAGGAGCCGCTATGGGCGACTTGTCAGGTTATACTTTGACTTTACAAGGTATGGAAAAGAAACCTGCTACTTTCATTAATTTTGGTGATTCAGATCCATTAGGAACTGCAGGAGTAACAGTTTCATCAACTAATATCACTGATATTTAGAATTAAGTATTTTTACAGGAAAGGCGATCTTTATAGGTCGCTTTTTTTTTGCCCTTGTTAGATTAAAACTAATTTTTTTTTAATTTTTTTTACTATTATGTTTTTTTATTAACTTTTTTTAATTATCTTTACAGTATCAATATTAATAAATACTTAAAAGACAAACAAAATGAAAACTTACAACGATTTAAA